TCATGCGCGCTGACCTCCCAGCCAGTAGAGGTTGGCGGACTGGCGGAAGAACGACATGGGGGCGTACTGTGCGGCGCTCGCCACCAGGTCGCCCTCGGCGGCGATGGATGACTCGGCGTCGCCCTGCACCGTCACCGTACCGGTGCCAGCCTGGATGATCGCGCCCTCGATTTTCGCGCCCATGGGCAGGGCCGTGGTGCCCGGCATGGTCACCGTGACGGCGGTGGCGGCGGTGAACCACAGCACCTTGCCGTTATCCGCCTCGCTGATCGTGTAGCTGGTGGCGCTGATCACCTCGATATTGGCCCCGGTGCTGCCTCCACCACCGCCACCGGACCCGCCAGCAGAGGCCCACCAAACCGTTTCCGCCTGCTTGATCACGCTCACGGCGGTGCCGGCGCCGGAGGTGACGATGGGGTCATCCGGGGCGACAACCGTATCGCCGCCCTCGCCGGCGGCGGTCACCGCGCCAGCACCGCCCTGGGCCAGGATTACGTTGAAGCCGCCAGGAATCGCCGTGGTGGCGTTGTCCGGCAGGGTCACGGTCACGGGGTCGGCGGACGTGAACCAGAGCACTTTGCCATTGTCGGCGGCCGTCAGGCTGTAGGCGGTGCCGGCCACCTCTTCGACCTTGAGGCCGGCGCCCCACAGGTTGCCGGCGCTGTCCAGGCGCAGCGGGGTGCGCTTCAGGGCTTTGCCGCTGGTGCCGCTGAAGGCGGGCACCTCGCCGTCCACGCTCCCGGCAGCCCCGTTCACATCACCGGTGCCACCGACAACGTCGTACCCCTCGCCATTCCAGTAGATGTGCAGATCCTCGTCCACCACCAGCACCGGCGACCCAAACGGCTCAATGTAGAGCCAGGCGTCGGAGTGATAGGCCGCGATGGTGTTGTCCTTGCCGGCCCAGGTGCCGGTGGCGCCCACGGGCACGATATAAGCGTCGCCCTCTTCCGGGCTGCTGGGGGCGATGGACTGGGAGCGGGAAATCACCGAGCCACGGGCTACCTGCCCCATTACCAGCAGGTTGGTGTTCATGCCACGGCCCCAGCCCTTCTCGCGGGTTTCCCAGCCGTAGACGATGTTCGTTCCTGGAATCTGAATGGCAGGCATGGGTTACCTCAGTATTTGATGCAGGGGAGCAGGTTGTAGTTGGCAACGCGGGTTTCTTCACCGGTGCCGGCGGCGGCGGTGTCAACGAACGAGGTGTAGCCATTGCCGACAGCGCGGTTATTGGGCTCGTTGCCTTCAAGAATGTTGTCGCCCACCGGCATGCCGTGGGTGTGCTCCGGCATCTGGTCGGCCTGGAACTCGCCGGGGGCGCGCTCGATGTCGGCGGGATCCAGTGCGCGGATGTGGGCCTTGCGGGTAATCAGGTCCGGCACCCGGAAGGTGGTGGAGCCGTTGCCGGAGCTGAAGCAGCCCCGCCGATCGGTCGTGCCGTCGCCCAGGTATTCCGCATCGGTGACCACCGTCCCGTAGGTCTGGGCCCAGTACCAGAGGCGCGGGTAGTCGGCGCGCAGCAGCTCGTCGTCGGTGCAGACCAGGCGGCCAGGAACGGCGGAGGTCGCGGCAAACCAATCAACCGCGCCCACGCCCTCCAGGTCCTCTTCGGACCAGGCGGCCCGGTCGATCAGCTCCGGGCGGTTCTCGAACTGGGTGCCAACACCGCCGCGCTCCAGCTGGGCTTCGCCGGCGTCCAGGTTCGTGTTCGAGATGATGCCGCAGTCAAAGGTCACCACCACGGCGACGCCGGTGGACAGGTCGCCGGGGTTCTCGATGGGCAGGCTGAGCTGGGTTAGCGTGTTGCTGGCGATGGAAACCGGGTCGCTGGCCGCAATGGTGACCAGGTCGCCGTCGAAGTCGTCTGCAGTCAAGCATTTGTACAGCGTCAGGAAGACGTTCATCGGTGAGCCGCTGTTCTGGCGCACCTTCGCCTGGAACACCACGTCATCGCCGCTGATGTTGGCGCCGTCGCCGGAGGGCATGCGCCACATGATCTCCGCCTCGGATTCGCTGCTGTCGGTGGTGACGTTGTCCAGCCGGGCGCAGACGCCGGTGTCGCCGAAGTTGGCGTCCAGATGGCGGTGGAAGGTGCCGGCCGTGGCTGAGCCCACCTGAGCAAACACACCCGCCAGCTCACCCAGGGACCAGCTGTCACGCACCGGGAAGTCCACGCCGGAGGACGCATGGCGTCGACCCTTGCACCCGCCATTGGTGAGCAGGTTCTTGGGGCCCGCGTCGGTGCCCAGCGCGCTCACCGCCGACTCCAGATCCTCGATGCGGCTTTCCAGGTTCACGATGTTGTTCGCGACACCGCCGCGCTCCCACTGGAACACCCCGTCGGCGTCATAGGCCAAGATTTTGTAATCCTGGTTCGGGGTCAGCTCGAAGTCCGGCAGCAGCCCGTAGGCATCGGCGTAGAGGGTGTTCCCGAGGGAGACCGACAGATCCGTGCCTGCGTCGTACACATTGGCCGGGGTGTCGGTGTCGTCCTCGAAGAACTCCAGGCGGCCCCCGGGGAGCAGATTCCCCTTCTTGTCGCGGAGCAGGTACCCGTTAATCGGGTTTTCCATGCGTGAGAGCATTTTTCAGGTCTCCAGAATCGAAAAAGCCCGCCGGGTGGCGGGCTGTGCTGGTCGTGTGGTCGTGCGGTGGGCTTTCGGCCCCGGGTCTGATTCGGTTACTATTTGACCGCTAAAGGGAATCCGATAACTCAAATAAGGGGAACGACAATGAGAATTTTCGCTTTTGCCTTCTTTCTGCTCGCCTGCTCATCGGCTCAAGCTGCCTGCTATGGCTCAGGTAACTTCAAGAGCTGCTACGACAACAGCGGCAACAGCTACACCGTTCAGAAATTCGGCAATCAAACGGTAACCAGCGGCTACAACAGCAACACCGGCAGCTCCTGGTCTCAGAACTCCAGCACCTACGGCAACACCACCTACCAGAATGGCACCAGCTCTACAGGGGACTCCTGGAACCAAACCATTCAGGACTTCGGCAACGGCAGCACCTACCGCTCTGGCTCAGACAGCCAGGGCAACAGCTTCTCTCAGTCGTGCAACTCGTTCGGGTGTTACTGACGGCTATGCGGGGCGCCGGCCCCGCTTTGCTTTCCATCGCCCTGCTGGTTGGATGCGGCGAATCCGAGCGGTGGGATGCCACCATCTATGAACTCGAAAACGGCCAGGAGCAAGCCGTGGACGGCGGATCCTTTCGGACGTTCGAGGATTGCCAGGCATCGGCGATCGGCTACCTGCGCGCTACCGGACAGGCCAAAACCGGCACCTACATCTGCGGCCTCAATTGCGAGTACAATCCCGCCTACGATACGAAGGTTTGCGAGACCACCCGACGATGACTGACTGGCCCGTTTATCTGCTGATGTTTACCGGCATTGCCATGGCTGTATCCATGTCGGCTTTCGCCGCGATGGTGATTGCCCGGGCCGTCCAAAACCGGCCGGAGCTGGCCGAGATTGACCCGCTCTCGCTTCGGATTATCAGCAAACTCAGCGCATTCCTGTTCTTCTCCGGAACCGCTGCGACCCTGTTCCTATTCGCCTGCTGCCTGCTCCTGGCCGGCCTGGCCGCTCTCCGCGCTTTCGCCAGCATCGTTTAGCCAGCCGGTGAGGCCAGCCGCTGTGATCGCGTCGCGGTCGCGCTTGGGCAGCGCGCCGTAATACCGCCGCCACCCTATGCTGTCTCGCAGCGCCCTTTCCGACTGGCGAACCACGCCGCGGCCGGCGTCAGATACGATATTGGCGACATGCCGCTGAAACTCCGGCGCCGCAAGCAGCTCGCTCGCCGCGCTGTTCAGCCGCCCAGCCTGCCGGCCACCTGCTGACATCGCGCTCGACGCAGCGCCGGCGGCCGCGCCAGGGCGCCCGCCAACGATGCCGCCCACAATCGGCAGCGCCCCGGCAATCTTGCGCACGATGGACTCACTGAGCTGGAAGCCCTGGTCGGCCGCCATCAGCCGGCCCGTGGCCACCATGTCCTCGTTGGCGCGCTTAATGGCACTGACGGCTTTGCCTAGATTGTCCACATCCCGTCGGGTTTGCTGGTCCATCTGGCCGAACAGCGCCCGTTTAGCCTGCGGGTTGCTGTTCAGCTCGTTGTACCAGCGGTTGAAACCAGCAATATCAAGACGACCATCCATGTTCTTCCGGTTGATGATTTTGTCGTAAACCATGGATGTAACCGCCTGTCGGCGGCGCCCCTCGGGGATTGCGTTCACGGCGTCCTCAAACTCCTTCACGCGCCCCTTGGATAGGTTGCCCATCCGGGTGCCGAACATCGCCGAGAATGACTTATCCAGGTTCTTCCCGAGCAGCTTCTGTGCGGTCTCCTGTGCCGCCTTCTTAACCCCGGTCGCCTCCATGGCAGCGGCATAATCCTCACCGATACCAATCTGGTCGGCGGCCTGGCGCTGCGTTTCTGATACAGTGCGGGCGTAATCGTCCAGCTCATAGCTGGCGGCATCACCAAAGCCGCCTTTGCCGCCCCGGGCGGCGTTCAGCTCCTTGCGCAGCCCCGTCAGGGCGGCCCAGGTCTTCGGTTTCGCCGTGTATTCAACCTGCCCGGTCTCACTGGTTCGCCGGTCAAGGAATCGCGGCATCAGGCGACGCTCAAAGGTGGACAGCTCTCGCGGATCTCCGCCCACTTCGCCCAGCCGGCTCAAAAGCTTGTCGGCGATAGGGGTCACATCCACCGGCGTGGCGGGCGCCACCGCCTCATCCACGCGGCCGTACAGGTCCTGCTCCACTTGGCGCGCACGGGCGATGTCTCCCTGCAGGTCGTCGGCCACGTTGATGTTCAGGGCGGCCGTATCTTCTGCGTCGGCCTGGCGGGACAGATCGTCCGCCTTCGCCGACAGGTCCTGGAGAAACTGACGGTATCGAATCGCCAGCGGTGAGGCCGGGACAGATCGGGCCGTGCCGGCCAACTGCCGGAACGCCTGATTGCCAGAAAGAACCTCCGGCGGCACCGATTCGGGCGCAACGCCCAGCTCCTGAAATGACCGGGTCAGGTCAGGCTGTGGGCGCACCTCTTCAGCCACCGCCCGGGTTGCTCTCCGGCGCGCACCGCCGCCCAGAATGCGGTCATTGCTGGCAGCCTCGACGCCGGCGGCAAGATCCTCAATACCGGCCGACGCCGGCGGCGCATCTGCACCACGGGCAGCCTGTGACCCGCGCACCGCCCGGGTGGCGGGCACCAGGGACGCAATGGCGTCAGGCATGGTGCTGCCGGCGGCATAAGCCATTGCCGCGGCTTTCGAGTTCGGGTCAGCACCGGCCGCTCGGGCAAGCTCGGCGCCCCCGGCGCCCATGAGTCCTTGCAGGGCCTCCCATCCACGGCCTGCCAGCTCCATGTTGCGGAGCGCCGCCTGCGCACCATTCATGCGCGGTTCGTATGACATGGCTCCGGCGATCCTCTCGACGTTCTCCGCGCCCTTCTCGGCGCCATCGGTGGCCGCCCCGTAGATGCCGCCGTAACCGCCAGCCACTTGGCCGGCGAGGCCGCCGCCAAGGGTCGCCAAGGCCTCGATGGCGGTGGCGGGTGGCGAGTTTTCGAGGAACCGCCGGAAGCCTTCGCCGACGCTATCGGCGGACCCCACATCCATGGCCATATCAATGCCAGGGATGTATTTGCGGAGGGTGTCGGCGGCGGCCCCTAGCAATCCCTGGTCCTGCTCGGTAGCGGCGGTCGGCGGCCGGTCCTGCGCGCCGCCGGCGGCGGCCTGGGGCTGGCTGCCCTGCGGCGGGGCGGCCTGCATGCCCTGCTCCGCCTTCCGGATTGCGCTCTTGATCGCCTCCGGCGGGGTGCCGTCCGGGAACTCCAGCTCACCGAGGGTCGGGTGCTCCACGATCATCGTACGGGCTCCAGTTCGCGGGTTTCAGGGTTGTAGCGCATGCGAGGTTGCCCGGTGGACTGATCATCTTGCGGGCGGGCCTCAGACTGAGACTGCCTGCCAGATTTGATCTGGATCAGCCGCCGCATGGTCCTCACGCCAGCCAGCAGCTCTTCGGCTGAGGCCGTGGCAGGGTCCGGGATTGCATCGCGAATAATGCGCCATTCCGCATCGGTCATCTGCCCCAGGCCGGGCGGCTTGGCGGCGAACTTGAGGCGGGTAGCGTACTGCTTTAGCGCGATCGTGTTGGCGGCTCGCTCATCGTTGAGGTTGATGCCGGCCATTCGCATGGCGGCTACGCCCCGGTCCATCAGGTTGCCCGTGTAATACCCTTCGTCGGACGTTGCAATGGTCTCCATTTCATCCAGCATGCTGAGCGTGTTACCGGCCTGCTCCGACTGCTCCCTCTGTTCTTGCTGACTGCGGACGCCCGCGACAGCCTCGGCCGACTTGCGAGCGGCGTAAATGTCTGCCTCTGCATCAGCATATCGGCTTCGATCTGCATCGGAGACAGCGGCAGCTCCAGCCGGACCGACAACGCGCTCAAACGTGCCGGAGCGCGGGTTGAACACATAGGGGCGGTCGCCGTAATCGCGCGCCTGGAACTTGCCCTCCACTTTTTGGTCGGTCACCACCGTGCGCCCGTCGCGGGTCACATAGCCAAGGCGGCCATCATCAGTGCGGAAGGTGGACTGGACGTTGGTGTTCCCGGCACCAGCCATAGACGCCATCGCCGCGATGTTGCGGTACGCGTTCGGGTCGAACTGCTCCGGCAGCACCGCATCCTCTGGATCCATTTCGATGGCTCGCTGGCGGGCAGCTGCCCACCGCTGGTTCTGCTGTTCCGGGGGCAGCTGATCGAAGTCCTCACCCAGCGTGCGAAGGAACAGCTGCGATTCATAGGCCGCCTGCTGCCGGTCCGCATCCGTCAGCTTCATGTCGCCCATCCGGGTCTTCTGCTGGGTCTGCTGGACTTGGTCATCCATGGTCAGCTCCGCAAGCCGGTTCTGCTGCCCCTGAGCCTCGTTGCGCAGCTGGGCGCCCTCCACCTCGATGGGCGCCATCATCTCGGCCAGCCGGTTGCGCTGGCGCCGCCCCTGGATCTGGGCCGCGTTGCCGTAGACCTGCCCGAGGTCGATCATTCGCATTTGAGCCATGGTTTATCCGCCTCCGCCGCCGAGCATGCTGTACAGCAGGGCGTTACTGCCGAACTGGTTCGCCACGTTGCCCATCTGGGTGTAATAGTTGGCCTGGTTGTTGCCCTGCCGCATGTACAGGTTCGCCAAATTATTGACGCCCTGAGCCTGCTGGCCGACCTGTCCGCTCACCGAGTTGAAACCCATCTGCATGAGATTGGCGAGCTGGTTCTGCTGGTTGTTGTAGGCGTTCATGTCCCGGCTGTAGGCCGCCTGACCCTCTTGGGAGGCCATGCCCTGGGCGTAGCCGGTGAGGTCTTTCAGGGTGGCGCCTGACAGCAGGTTACCCCGGGCGGCCGCGCTGTTCTCCAGCACGTTCTGGCCTTGCTCCAGGCGGAATTGGTAGCCCGGATCGTTCACCAGATTCGCCAGGGTGTTGGCGTAGGTGGGCTGGTTGCCGATGTTGCCCTGGTAGTCGGTCAGGGCCTGCTCGCCGGCCTCGCGGTACGGGCGGTACAGGTTCGCGGCGCGGCGCATCTGCTCATACTGCAGGGCGATGGCGCGTTTGCTGGCTGCTTCCTGGGCGTCGGCGCCTTCGCTTGCGCCCCACGCAGAGGCGGCCGCGCCGAGACCGGCAGCTACCAATCCAATCATGATCGTATCCTCACGGGGTTTCGAGGGCCTGAACGCGCTGTTCCAGGTCCTCAATGGCGGTTTGCTGGTCTTTCAGGGTTCGGCGTTGCACGTTGACCAGGGCGGTCAGAGTGGCAATGAACTCGAACCAGACGGGGTCCATGTAGGCGTCCGGCTGGCTCTCCACCAGGGGCGCCCGCTGATCGGGGTTTTCAAGAGACATCGGCGTTCAGACCTATCACGGTGAAAGGGACGGGCTGCGTGATTCGGAAGTGCGCGGCCACTTGGCGGAACTGCCCGAGCCGGCGCCAGATCATGCGGATGGCAAAGGCGCCGTCGGTGCCCATCGGGCGCCACTTCTCTTCACCCCATTGGAAGCCGTTGTCACGGCTCAGGCGGAGCATGCAGTGCGGTTCGCGGGTCTCTTCCCCGCCACCCCACAGCAAGTCCCAGGCTTCGCCCCAGCCCGCCTCCTCAATGCGCGCCGTCTGCCCGGTTCGGCATAGCAATTCCAGCTTTGCGAGCCGGCGGCGCTGGTGGTTCTGGGGGTCGGTGACGTGGGGCGTGTAGAACTCCGCGAATTCCGGCGCCTGGGCGTGCGTCAGCTCCCAGACAATCCCGGCCTGGGCGTCACCCACCAGCGTCTTTCCGAATGCCACGGCGCTGAATGAGGCCCGGTGCCGGCCCTCCGCCTCATCGATCCCGCTGCGCTTCTCGAACCAGATCGGCTCACCGAGGCGCTGGGATTCGGTGAGGTCGTAGCAAAACGTCCGGTCGTAAGCCGGGCTGCTCACCTCGTACACGGCGTGGCCGTCCAGGGTGTAGCAGAAGCCCTCCGCGTCCCGCCATTCGCTGGTGGCGGCCTCCACGTTGGCCGTGCTGATGCGCATGGGCTGGTAACCGGACATCGCCCGGAATGAGCCGTCAGAGGCGTGGTAGAAGATGACGTTGTCCGTCTCGGCCACCGATGCCCGGGACCGCAGGCCCATGCGCTGGCCCGAACCGGGGATCGGCGAGAAGCCGGCCTCCGACGGGCGCCAGAACTCAGTGGTCTGGCTGCCGAACACCGTCGCAGTCTGGCCCCGGCCGTACACGGCGATCACCGGATCCGGCAGCAGCTCCGCCGTGGCGAAGTCCAAGCCGTTCCAGTTGGTGCCGTCGTACTGCTCGGACCAGCAGAATTTGCCCTGACTTTCGGCGTCCTCCACCACGAAGCGGCCGGCGACGAACGCCGAGGTGTAGGCCGTGGGGTACGCCTCATCGGTAATCGGGATCACTTCTTCGGTCAGGACGTTGAAGATGAAGCCCGCCTCGCCGGCGGCCAGGTGAATCTCGGTGCCGTTGGTGCTGATGCCCACCGGCCCAGACCCGTCGATGTAGGTGAACTCGTCCACCGTCAGGTCCGCGTTGACCCGGTACAGCACCGGGCCGGCCACCACGTAAAGCAGGCCGCGCACTTCGATCATGCCGCGCACACGGCGGGAGCCGCCCACGCCGACGAACTCGCGCAGCCCCGGGCAGGACCGCAACACGTACTGGCTGCGGCCGCGCGGGGTGGCCTCCGGCTGCATGTTGATGACGTTCTCAACGCTCACCGTCCGCTCGGGATGGGCGTTGAATGTCAGGCCGATGGGGAATTGCATTAGTAGTCGGTCACCGGGATGTCGCGGGGATCGGAAGGCTGCGAGGACAGCGCGATCAGCTCACGCTCCGCCGCGGCGCCCCGGGCAAACACTTCCTGGCTGGACGCGCCGAAATCAGCGCTGACCTTGCCCGCCATGTAGTTGACCCAGGCGTCCTGGCAGCGCATCGGCACATCGTCCAGCGGCCAATCAATCAGGCCCAGGTCCAACATGGAGGCGTGCGCACTGCGCATCGTCGCCACGATGTCCTGGGCCTCTTTGGCCTCCGGGCTTTCGTCCGGATCCAGAATGCCCAGGCGCTTCATCACGCGCTCGGCCAGTTCAGTCGGCGTCGGCATTGGCCGGGGCCTTCTGCTTGGCGGGCGCTTTGGCCGGGGCCTTCTGCTTGGCCTCGGTCACCTCAAAAAAGCGGTTGCCGCGCAGCTTGCGCAGGCGTGGGCCGTCGTAATCCACGGCTTTGCCGGGCTCGAACGCCACGCCGTCAAACTCCACGGCCTTGGATTCGCCCAGATAGGTGACTTTCGTCATGTCCTTCTCCAGAAGAAAAAGGGCCCCGAAGGGCCCTGGAAGGGTTTAAGCGTCGGCGACGCCGGCGACGTAGGTGGTCACCACGCCCCAGTCCTTGGCGTTCGCGGTGCCCTGGGCGTACTGCAGCTTCTCGACGCCGCGCATCTCCATGAAGCCCACGCCGTAGCGGAAGCCGTAGTCGTCTTCCTTGCGGGTGGTGGACTTGGTGCGCATGGCCCAGGCCGCCGCCAGCGCTTGCGCGCCGCACAGGTAGCACGGAGCCACGTCGATGGCCGGGGTACCGGCACCAACGCCGGAGATGACGCCGATTTCCGGGATCTCGCGCACGATCACGCCATCCCAGTGAATCGAGGTCGGGCCGCTGAACAGCGGGTTGTCCTTCCCGGCCTGCATGGCGTCGTTCCAGAACTTGTTGGTCACCATCCAGTTGCGCAGGTCGCGGAACGCCTTGGTGTTGACGAACATCACGAAGGTTTCCATGTCCTCGCCGTAGCGGAACGGGCGGATACCATCGCCGTTCACGGTCACCGCGTCCTGAGCGGTGCGCTTGGCCAGGGACACCAGGTCACCGGTCAGCTTGTCGTCGGTGGCGTCGATGTTCGCCAGAGATGCAGCGTGATCGCTCGCCACGAAGTTGCCGGCCGCAGCGCCGTACAGAACCCGGTCGCTGTTGCCGTCGTGCCAGGTGTTCTTCTGGCCGGTGGTTGCGGAGCCATAGGCCACGCCGTTGATGCTGCCCAGCGCGGTGATGATGTCGTTGCGCAGGTAGCGCATCTGCAGGTCGCGCAGGGCCACTTTGCCGGCGTTACGGATGTTGATCGGCGACGCCTGCTCTTCCTCGACGTTCACCAGGGTGGCGTCACGCACCACACCCACACCAATGCGGTGACCGTCGTTCGGCAGGGCCTTCTCGTTGCCCACCAGGTCGGAAGAGCCGGTGTTCGGCCCGCCGCTGGAGTCCAGAGCGCCGACCAGAGGAATGGTGATCGCGTCACCACGCTTCTTGGTCAGGTCCTCTTTTACCTGGATGATGGCGTTTTCGTTGCTGCCCATGTACCGCTTGAAGCGGTTCGCGCGGATGTACTCGATGTGGGCTTTGTCGTCCCACTGTTTGACGCGGTTGGCAGTACTGATCGTAGTTTCAGCCATGATAATTACCTCTCAGATTCGGAAAGCGGCCGGAGCCGCGCTGATTACTTCAGGATCTCGTCGAGAGGGGTTGGGCCGGCGTAGTCGTCGGACGTGAGTCCACCTTTTGAGGATGTCGAAGCCAGGGACGGATCGATGGCCGCCTCTTTCTTCGCTTTCTTTTCCTGCTCCGCTTCGATCTCCTTGCGCAGCTTCGCCTCCACGTCTTTGCGCACTTCGGCTTCCATCTTGGCCTTGTACGAATCCACGTCTTTTATGGCCTCGTACTCGGCGGCTTTGCGGGCCGTTTCGTAGGCAAATCGCGCGGGGTTGGCGCTTTTCTGCAGCTCGGTGCGGAGCGCGGGGTTTTCCTGGGCCATTTCCATGAACCGGGCCTCCATGTCGTCGTAGTCCTCGTGCTGGCTACGCATGAAGTCCTGGCTCAGCTCGACCTTTTGCTGGTACAGCCGGGCTTCGATCTGCTGCGACTGGTGCTGGGCGGCCTTCTCGGGATCTGCCCACCAATCCGGCGCCGGTTCCGGCTCCTTCTTGGATTCCAGGTCCTTCAAACGCTGTTCCAGCTCCTGACGCTTGCGCCGCTCATCGAGAACGGCTTTTTTGGTCCAGGGTTCATCCTCGGTGGTCTCGCTGGCTTTCGGTGACGGCGGCTCACTCGGATCGTCCGGGTCCTTTGGCTCGGCAGGGTCGGCCGGATCCTTGGGTTCAGGATCGGCAGGATCTTTCGGCTCAGGCTCCGGGTCATCGCCCGTGGTTTTGGGTTCCGGTTCAACCGGGTCCAATTCCTTGTCGCTCAGCATGTCTTCAAGACTCGTTTCGCTCATTTCCCTCTCCATCGCGACCGTCTAGCGCGTCGTCCGCTTTCCGCCCGCTCCCCGGCGTCGGGGCACAAAAAAGCCCGCTCAGTGGCGGGCTCAGTCGTGCAGGTGATCTGCTTAAATGTTTATGTTTGGGCGTTCTCGAGCCGCTTCTGGTCGGTCTCGATTCGGGTTTGCTCGATGTCGGCGGCGGTCTCTTCCACCTCCGCTTGGGTTTTCTGGATGTCGGCCTGCTTCTGGGCGAGCTCCAGTTGCGCCATCATCTGCTGCATTTGCTGCTGCATCTGCTGGACCTGGGCCATCATCTGGGCTTGCTGCGGGTCACCCTTCAGCTTGTCCATGATCGCGTCTTTGTTGCGCAGGCTGGACAGCTGCAGGATCAGCTCGAACGGCACTTCCTGCGGGCCGTAGACCTTGGCCAGCTCAGTCATCACCTCGAACTGCTCCTGCTGGACGGTCAGGGTGTCCGGCGCTTCGTCGATGATGATGTCCACGTCGATCTCGGCCACGTTGTTGCGCGTGGTGTACGGCTCATTCAGGCGCGGGTCCTGGATCTGGACCATTTGCTGCAGGGCCTGAGCGGCGCGTTCGTCGCCCTGCTCGGCTTGCTCCTGCAGCTGCTCGCCGATCGTCACCGGCTGGTTCAGGCCCACCCACTTCAGGTTGTCTTCGTCGTCAGTGACCCGCACCCAGCGCTCTTCGTCCCAGAACTGCTTAATGCGCGACCAGATTTGCCGGTAGCACCGCTTCTTCCAGTGCCGGTGGGCGTCCATCAGCGGGCCGATTTCCAGCTGGGCATTGTTCTGCAGGCTGCGGATGGCGCGGCCGCTCAGGTCCTGCTCATTGATGCCCTGGAGGATGTTCGAGGCGCCGCGGGCGTCCATCTCCTGCTTGGCTTCCCGGAGCAGGTCGGCTTGGCCGGCGGCCAGGTCGGTATTCGACTGGATCTGGGCGCGGCCATCCGCCAGCGTGCCGGACGGGAACTCCACAGCCCCGTCGGGCAGCTTGAGCTGTTCTGCCACCCTGCGGGCGTTCGGTACCGCACCCTGCTCGTACCAGAGCTGCCGGGTGGACAGCATGTGCAGCGCCTTGGACCGGCGGTGGTTGATCTCGTCTTGCAGGCCCAGCATCGAGTGCACCAGGCCGTACCGCTCGCCGTCCCGGGTGATGTAGCCGTGCACCAGCTCAATCGGGCACATCGGGTCGCCGTATTCGTCCACCAGCGGTGACGGCTTGGCGTCCATCAGGAACAGCTGATCGGTGAAGTGCGCGACGTGCCACACGCCCTCATGGCGGAAGTAGTGCTGGCAGACCTTCACCCGCTTGCGCCGGCCGTCCACCCACTTCGGCTTGTCGTCGAACGTATCGCCGGCACTGCGCGAGGTTTGCAGCTCGGTGATCTGCTCCGCTTTCTTCGGGTACCGGCGCTTGGCGTCCGCCATGTCCATCCAGACGACGATGCCCAGGTAAGAGGCGTCGCTGAAATCGCGCTTGCGGCTGTACGGGTCGTAGTAGCAGCGGTCGAACGGGATGAAGTTGACCTCGATCTCCACCTGCCCGCGCTTCATCACCGGCTCGATGATTGCGCCGGCGTAGCCCTCGACGATCAGGCCCTGCTCGAACACCTCGGACGCCACCTGATCGAACTCGGTGTTGTCAGCCACGTACCGCAGGGCATCGGTGACCGCATCCGCCGCCTGCTCATGATCCTGCGTCCGGGGAAAGGCCCTCGGGTCGCTGCGCTGCTGGCGCTCCAGGCCCACCAAGAAATCGACCTTCGCCGGAATCTTCGGGATCACCAACGGCGCCTGCTTGCGACGCTTCAGCTCTTCCAGCTGCTCGCCGGTCCACTGCTTGAGGTCGCGATAGTCCCGGGCCTTCTCGGAGAGCGCCCGCGCCTCGTTCGTGGAATCCTCGAATTCCTCAAACTGAGTGCGCAGCTGCTCTACTGTCAGCTCGTTCACACGGTCTTCCACGATTCGTCGGCCTCAAAGTCGTCGTCGGTGTAGTCGTCCAGCGGATCCCGCACCGGTTCATCCGGCGTCATGTCGTAGCCCCGAAGGCCGGCGGAAATCATCGGCTCCAGCGCGTAGCGGATGGCATCGATGTAGTGGTTATTCAGGTCCACCGGGATCGGCAGGATGTCGCCGGACAGGCGGTCGATCTTGTAGGAGTAAAGCCTTGCCTCCCGCGCCGTCTCTTCGCAGCGCGGATGGATGATGATCTTGCGGTAGCTGCGCAGGTGCTGAATGCCGTCCTCGACACTGCCCTGGCGCTTCTTTACGCCGACGACGATGGGCAGGCCGTGGCGCTTCAGGAAGCTGATGCTCTCCGGCCTGGCGTTGTCCGCCCTGACCGTGTGCTCATCGATACCCGGGATGCGCTCCTTCAGGAACGCCGGCGTGTCGTCCAGCTCCAGGCCCGTTTTGCCGCCCTCGTACTCAACCCACAGGCATTCGTCGTGAATCCAGCAGCGCACCGCGGCGGTCGGATCCTGGGCAAAGCCAAAGTCGAGGCCGTAATACGGGCCGTTCCACTTCTCGCCAGGGGTGAACTCCTCGATCTCCCACTTGCCGGCGAGGATCTGGCTGTCGGTGCGCGTGACGCAGGCGCCCTCCCAGATGTGGGCGTAATAGTCCGGGTCACGGCGCAGGTCGTTCTTGCGCTCTTCCTCCAGCTCCGCCGGGAACCAGGGGTTGTCGTTGTAGTTGAGCTTGGTGATCCGGCTGTTCGGCGGCGGATCTAGGACAAACCGCTTGTTGGTTGGGCTGTCCTCATTCTCCGGGTTCCAGGTGAGCCAGATTTCAGAGCCCGGCGCCCGAATCGTCGGGATCAGATTCTTCCAGCTCTGCTCGGATACCGTCTCCGCCTCTTCCACCCAGCAAATATCCACGCCGCTGGTGGACTTGATCTGCTGGTAGTTGAGGCGCAGGCCCTTGAACAGGTATTCGGTGCCGTTGCGGCCCCGGATGTAGCTCTCGCCGATCTCGTAATGCTCAGCCAGCCACGGATAGCTACGGATGGCCGCCGCCACCTCGGCGTGCACCGAGTCCTTCAGGCTGTTCTGCAGCTCCCGGGCGCACAGGATGCGCAGCGGCTCGGCGTAACCACGAATGGCCGTCATCAGCGCGAAGCCGAACGATTTGCCTGAGCCCCGGCCGCCATAGGCGCCACGGTAGCGCGCCGGGCCGGTGAACACCGGTATCAGCTTGGGTGGAAGCTCAACCCTTGCCGTTGTCATTCGGGGCGACAATCTCGATGCGGGTCGGCTGCGGCGTCATGGAGCCGTCCGGACTGCTGTGGTCGATCATCTGGCGCGGGCTGTGCTTCTTCGGCGACATGCGTTCAGCGCCCCACTTGAGGGCATCCAGCACAACTCGGGCCGCCTGAGCATCAACCTCGCCAGAGATCACGGCGTGCCGCATATCCAGGGCTTCGTCGGCGTGCGCATAGCCGGCAGCCTCGCGCGCCACGTGATACTGCTCCGAAAACGCCTCATGCTTACCGTCCACGACCCATAGCAGAACGGTGGAGAGCGCCGGCATCTTCTCGTCGCGGCACACTGAGCGGAGCGATTCGCCACCAGCCAGCCGGACGCAGATGTCGTCGCCCAGCTTCTTGGTGTACTTCGACGGCCGAGCCATTACCGATACCCTCCACAGCCGCAATCTATGCTGTTCCAGCCGCGCTCGCGGTCCTCGACCTTCACCTGGACCGTAGCGGCCCGGGTCTCGCCGTTACCGGTGGCGCGGACAACCAGATCGTAGGTCCGGCAGGCTTGGCCGGTGTTCAGCGTGACAGTGATGCGTGAGCCGTCCTGGCTGTGGCCGGTGATCGGCATGTCGCCCTGTACGGTGTAGCTGTCCATGGTGGGCAGCAGCAGGGAGAAGTCGAACACCAGCGGCAGCACGTCGCCCTGCTCCTTCGTCACCCGGGTGGGGCGCACTTGGCCGCGGCTGTTTACGATGATGGTTCGCATTACTCATCCACCTGCACAGGCGGCGTTTTCTCGATGATGATGGCGTCCATTTTGGGCATTACGCCGGCCAGTGCGATCAGCAGGGTGGCCAGTGCGACCAGCCCGCCGAGAATCCAGACGGCGCCGCGCACAAACGAATTCATGGATGCTGGCCTCCAGGTTGCCGACGCGATGAGGCAGGCGCTCCGAATCCAAGGCGTTCACGCGGTGGCGAAGCGTATGCACTTCTTGCTCCACTGCGCCGAGCCTCGGGGGAATGCTGTCCATGTCGTATGCCTCATGTGTCATCCCGGAAACTTCTCCACCACTGCCGAGCCAGATAGGCCAGCACAAGCCATGAAAATAAAATAATGATCGTTACCAGGACGGCTGCATGGGCCGTGTCCTGTGCGTATTTATTCATCGTCAGTCGACGATTGTTTGCCAGTCTTCCGCCAGCATGTCCGTCTGGCTGGCCAGCCACGGCACGCGGGACTTTGGCGCATCCGGGTTTTCCGTTTGCAGGCCGGTCGTGTCAATGAAGATGTAGGGGCTGGTCATCTTGCTGTGGTCGTCCGGGCGCTGAAGCTCAAGATGAATGCCTTTGCCATTCCAGCCGCTGCGGCACACCTTCTTGCCCTGCTTCAGGGCTTCGATTGCTTCACCAAAATTCATGGTCATGTCAGTTCACCTTTATGGTTACTCAGCCGGCGCATTGGGTTCGGATGTACTCTTGGAGTCCGAGGATTTGCGTTGTGGCGGTGCTGATTCGCTCTCGGAGACGCCAATAATCCCGTTCAGCGGCGTCAGTAAGTCTGGGGCCTCCTGCATCGTCCACGCCGGCGGAGCCGGGGGCGGAGGGCACTCCGGGGCACTCTGCCTGGAGGCGCAGCCGGCGACGGCCAGCAGCGACATCATCAGAAAGGCGATCGATCTCAGCCTGCGCATTGCTCAGCTCCTCGGTATAGCGGGCGTCCAGGGCCTCGACCTCAGCCTGGCGCTCCAGGGTGCGAGCCTGGGCGGCCTTGATCTTCTGCGCGGCGCTTTCGGCCAGCTCCTGGCGGTATTGGGCGATGCCCTCGCCGATCCGCCAGCCGTTGACCAGCCATCCGCCGGCAAAAGCGGCACCCAGCGCCACCAGCAAGGCGAGCGCCGGCGCCAGTTTCTTCAGCAGGGGGAGCCAGCTCATTCCGGCTTATCCCGCTGCCACTGCCAGAACTTCACCACCAGGGGCGGCAGCGCGAACAGGGTGGCGAACGCCGCGGCGGTGCCCGTCGGGATGTCCGGTGGAGCGAAGAACACCTTGATCACCACCAGGGTGGTCAGGGTCAGCCCCCACAGCGCCAGCAGAACCTTTGCCCAGCCGTTGCGCGCTATGAAGGCTCGGAAATCGCTCATACCAGCTCGAAATGCACCAGATCATCGAAATTGTTGTCGTCGACCTGGGTGTCGCGGTCCCAGTCGCCGCCCCACCGCAGGCCGTGGGTCATCCGGCCTTCAGCCTTGAGCCGTGCGGCCGTGCCCATCACGAAGCCAGCGAAATAGTGAAAGCGCTCCCGGTCCTGCCAGTTGATGGGATACGGCGCCACATCAACCGACTCGCTGGGCTCGCTGTTGTGCCGGCTGTTTGGCCAGCGGACCTGGCTCTTGCCCTGCTCCACCATGCGGTTCTGCGTCACGCGGTCGCGGTGACCGGTGATGATGGTGCAGTCGAAGTCTTTCACGACCTCAGCCATCAGCACTTGCAGGTCGGCGTGGCAGGTCGCCAGACGATGTTTGCTGCGTTCGCTGAATTGGGGCATGTCCAGGTCCAGAATTAAAAAAGCCCGCTCAAGGCGGGCCGAAGGGTTCACCGTTTGCCGGTGGTTGGGGGTCCAGAACGCAAAAAGCCCCAGCGCGGGGCTGAGGCTTAGAGGCAATTCTCGAATATGGCTCTTTTATACCCGTGGACTGCCGGGCAGTCAACACCCGGCCAGTGGATTTTTGGTCACTGGTCAGGCGGCCATGGATAGCATCGCCGCCACCATGTTGATGCCAATCTCCAGGCGCTTCACGGCGGTATCCCGATTGATCTTCAGGCGCCGCGCCAGCTCGCTCTTGCTGACGCACCGGTATTCGTCCGACGAGTCACCGTAGTAGGTCTTGAGCGTCTGGAACACCGGCTGATTGTTCACCCGGATGTGGTGCATGATGTGGGAGTCGAACGCCTCCAGGTCGCGGTCCTCCCAGGCTTGGACCGGGTAACCACTATCGTCCACGATCTGGCCCACCATGCGGTCAATCATGGGCCCCATCCAGCTTATCGCATCCTTGGGGCCCGGCCGCTGCCGGCGGCTCCAGATGCCCCATTGCTCCAATGCGAATTCCGCTTCCGCGTTGATGTACGCCATATCACCGCCCTCTCGCCTCGAAAATGCCCTGACAGTCCACGCAGCGGGTGACCCCGCCCAGTGCCCGCCGCCGCTCCGGTATCTGGTCCTCGCACTCCACGCAATGGGTCTCGGACGGGGTGGCGGGTCCGCCGCGTCCGGCCAGCGCTTGCGCCATCCGTTCCTCGATCAGCTCGCCTGCCAAGTCTGCTGCGTTAGCCATTTGCCTCTCCCAAATACGAATTGATCGTGTCCATGGCCGCCTGGGCGCCTTTACACAGCGCCGTCATGTAGCCCTGCTCGGCCAGCCAGTTGAGCCAGTCCAGCTGCTCCCGACTGGTCGTGCTGCCCTTCTGCCGCTTCATTTCGATGGCCAGCCCATGGAAGCCCTGGGCCGGCACCGGCAGGAACAGGTCGGGGAACCCCGGGCGCAGGCCCTCGGCCTTCATTCGCGCCATCTTCATGGCTCGCTGCTTCCCGCTGCCGGCCAGATGCGCGCCGTTGGGCACCGCTATCAGCCGGCCCTTCAGGCCCCGGTGGCTCAGGTCGAACCAGCGCACCACGGTGATCTGTTCCTGGCTCTCGCTGGGGATCATCGGTGCCAATCCTCAATCGCGGCCAGCACCTCAGCCGAACAGGGCAGCTCGCCCTTCATGCGCCGATAGTGCGCCACCAGCCCCGCAAATATCCGCTTCTCCATGCCCCGCCGGCCGATGTCCCTGGGTGAGCCGTAATACTCGGTGACGAACTGGGCGGTGTTTTTGTCGATCGATGCCTCATGCCGGTGGTGGCGCGGGCACAGTGGCAGGCAGAAATCCTGGCCGATCCAGACCTTCCGGTGCTTGCCGGTGGAGCCGACACAGTGGTGAATCTCCGCCGGCATACCGCAGCAGGCGCAGCCCTGGTCGCGGAGCCAGTCTTGCCAGCGCTTTTGGCGCGCGGTGGGTGCTTTGCCGCCTTGCATCAGGCCACCTCCCTGTCTGCCGTCAAGATCACCACCGAAACGGAGGCCCCTTTGAATTGGTTGCTGTACACGTCGGACCAGGCAAGGGAGCACCCGGGCAGCTCCACCGACCCCCGGGCGCTCTCGGGCAGCACCGCTACCAAGCGGCCGCCCGGGGCCAGTAGCGCCGCCGCCCGCTCAAGGTGGGCCCGCCAACGACCTTCACTGAACGGCGGGTTCATCGCGATCCGGTCGTATTGACCCAGCGGGAGGATCAGAAAATCGTCACAGATGGCGTCGTAGCCCTTGGAGCGGAGAACCTGCCAGTGCAGCTGACTGACCTCCACGCACTGCACCTGGTCTCGTGGCAGAAAATCGGCTAGGCCGCCCATGCCGGCGCTAGGCTCCAGGATCATGCCGCCAGGCCCCAGACCATCAAGCACACGCTCGGCAACGGCCTGCGCGATCTCCGCCGGGGTCGGGTAGAACTGGTGGGATTTCTGGTCCGGAATGGCCCCGGTGCAGATGATCTGATCCAGTACCTCCGTCGGCTCGTAGTCGAATTGCCAGTGGTCCTCGTCATCCGCCTTGGCGCCACCAATTGTCTCGATTACCCGCACGGCCTCAGCCAGCGCATATTTGTCGGCGCGGTGGGCGTCGAAATCGAACCGGCGGGTGAGCCGTACAGGTCGAAACTTCGGTTCGTTGAAGCCTGGGTTCTCGACGCGTCGGTGCGCCTCTTTCAGGCCCGCCAACAGAGAAATCACCGAGAACGGTAGCGGGCGGTCGAACAGCTCAAAATCCTTGATCTTGCGCTGACGCTTAGGCTTGCGCCGGAACTCCGCCGGGATTGCTGCGGGGTACAGGTGGGCGAGAACTGAGTTGAGGCGCCAAGCCATGTCCGGGTGCACCTCGATATGAGCGGTGCCGACACCATTGTAAATGCGAATTCGGAATGCATTTCCGTCCACGCCCTGCCACTCGCCGTTGAACTGGCGGGCCACACCAATCACCGAATCCGTGGCGCCGTACTTTGGTTCGTCGCGACCCATGAATTTGGCGATCACGCACCGCAGATCGTTGATCACGCCGCTCTGGCGGTAATCGATACCTCCGAAGCTGTTGATCACGTTCGGCAGGATCATTCGCTTGCCGAACCCTTGCGGCTGGTTCGTTACATGGGTTCGGCTCAGCGATTTGAAAATGCCGTCCACTCGCTCAGCGAAGAACTGAGAGCGGCTTGCCAGCAATCCCTGCAGGGTTGACCGTACCGTGTCCTCCTCGAAGGCCGGCAGCGGCTCAACCTGCCAGCGCTCCACGCGGCCACGGCCAGCCTCGTGAGCCCAAACCTTCTTGCCCAGTGGGTTCTTGATCTGCTCAAACCAATCATCCCGGCGCGCCTGGGGCATGTAGTCGATCACGTCGGTCAGGCGCAGTGCCCGGTCCCAATACTGGGCCGTCAGGTGAGCCACGGCACCCTCCAGCCTGAATAGCTCGGCCACCGAGGTCGGGATGGTGTGGCGCTGATCTGGAACGTTACCTTCGATGAAATGATGCAGAACGCTCTCATGCTCGGGCGCCTCCATTGCGGCGACCAGCGACTCAATGCGAGCCTTGGCGCCCTCGAACTCTCCAACCAGGCCATCCACCAGGTCGGCGGACATCGGAGCGAAAAACTCCTCGGCATTGACGATATGACTGTCTACTCGTTCGGCCAAACTCATGCCACTTCCCCCATTTCCCGCATGATCTGCTGGTATTCGCTGTCCTCGGGCTTGGGTAGCAGGCACCCGTGGTCCACGCACCAGTTGTCGATCTGCGTCATGTAGTCGGTCATTTCGCCCTTATCCAGCTCGGTGGTGCTGCGCAGCTTGGTGATTTCGGTTTTGCCCACGGTCTTGGTTTCATGGCCCAGGAACTTGTGGCGCATCAGGTCGTGGGCATCGTCCTTGGTGAGCGTGTAGCCGCGCTCGGTGAAGTGGCTGGCCATCACGGTGAGCCACTGCCAGTACAGCGCGTTTTGCGAAAGCGTGCGGCTCGCCTTGGTGATCTTGACCCGCACCGGGAAATCCCGGCGCAGGAGCTCGGTCATCAGGTCGCCAAGCTGTTCCTTGGCAAACAGGGTGATCGTGTCAGCCATGCACCACCTCCAGAATCTCCATGCCATGCGCCCGGTGTTTGGCCATGACGGTCATGCCCTGATCGCCGTTGACGATGGCCTGGGGCCAGCCGGTCATTTTGGCCTGGAACTGGGCCTCTTCCAGGGCAGCGAGAGGGTCGGTGAATAGGGTTAGCGCCTGGCTCCGCCTTGGCTCAGGCTTGGCTCGGGGCGGCCTATTCGGACGGCATTGAGCCGAAACCATGGGGATCACGATTTCTTCCCGCCTTGCATCGGCAGCAGTTGCGGCCGCTCATTGCTCAGGAATCCGCTGTCGCGCTCCCGGTCCGTGACCTTCAGGAATTCCACCTCAACCTTGGCGCTATTGATGATGGTCTGAGCAACCTCAGAAATAGCCTTAGCCCGGTCCAGATCCATGGGCTCTTCCTGGTCAGACAGCGCCTCGATGGTGGCGAACAGGTGATTGCGCAGATCCTCGATGCGGTTTTTCATGATTCGGCCTCCTGGATTTTCCGGCGCAGCTTGCCCGCCGTTCTCATGGCGGCGCGAAGCTCTGGCGGATAACGATGGATGGAGTTACGGCGGGCGTTCTCGGCCCGGGTGATCAGTTCGAGATTCTCGGGGCGGATGTCGCGCTTGTTGCCGTTGCGGAACACAAGGACGTGTCCGGGCGGGACCTCTCCACCGGCTTCCTCCCACACCAAGTGGTGGACCATCCGGTAGTCGCGCGGTGTGCAGCCGGTGTCCGTGACCTTGCGCTGCAGGTAGCCGTCCTTGGTCAGGCGCTCATGGCCGACCGGGTTCCAGGTGTGCGGCCTCCGACCCTTCTTGAACTGGGTTTCCTTGGCGCGACCTCCGGCCTGCCAGCCCTTCTTGCCGGCGTTCCACGGGGTTTGCCCCGAGTGAAACCTGTGTTTTTCTCCAGCCTTCAGCAGATTGGTGCGGCCCGCCGCTTCGCTGGATAGAAACTCGGCGCTTTTCTTGAGACCCATGCCGTTAGCGCGGGCATAAACGGACCGGGCGGTGCGACCCAAATGCTTTGCTATGTCCTCTGCCAGCGTGTCCGGGTAGTTGTCGATCAGCCAGCGGTCTTCGGCGTCAGTCCAAAACTTTCTCATGCCGCCTCCTTGCCTGACGGTGTCGGCAGCCCAACTTTGTGGACGTTCCGCCCCGTCACCGGGCACGGCGTCAGATCCTCGGATTCCACCAGCCGGTGGGCCGCGATAAGCGAGTTGGTGCGCGCCGCCACGGTGGACGTTTCCAGGCCGGTGATCTGCGCGATCTGGCGACGGCTGACCCACCCGTCGGTGTGCTGGCCGGTGCGGATCAGCAGGGCGACTCCGGCAAGCACCTGTTTCTGCTGTCGGCCCAGGTCGGCGGTTTTGAGGGTGTCGTAGGCCATGAGGCTGGATTCGCGGACGGAGGTTTTCATTGCACGTCCTCCACTTGGCAACTGATGGTCATGTTGCCGATACGCGAAGCCCCCATGAGGCGGCAGTCTTTCTGCGTTGTGGCAATCGTCAGCAGGTAGCCAAAAAACATGCCGACCACAAACCCGAGAGCCACGAGCAGAACCCATCCGTTTTCGGTCTTCATCTACGCCACCTCGCTCTTGCTGGTCAGTTTCATGCGACCTCCCGGGACAGGTTGGCCACGGCCATGATTTCCGGTTGCCAGTACACGCGGACGGCGCCGGTCGGGCCGTGCCGGTTCTTCTCCACGCGCACCTCCATGATTCCCTTGTCCTGGGTGTGCTCGTTGTAGACCTCATCGCGGTACAGGGTCAGGATCTGGTCGGCCTCTTTCTCGACCTCGGAGCTGTCGCTGATGTCGCCCATGTGCGGGCGCTTGTCGGCCCGGTCCTCGACCTTCCGGCTGACCTGGGCCAGCGCCACCACCGGGATATTCAGCTCGCGGGCGCAGTCCTTGAGGGCGCGAGTGATTTCGCCCACCTGCTGGTGTTTGGGCTGGGTAGGGTCGGCGGGCTTGATGCGCTGGATGTAATCGACGAACAACGCCTTGATCCCGTAGGCGTGCTTCCACTTCCGGGCTTGGCGCACAACGTCCGCCACGGTCGGCCCGCAGTTGTCGTTGATCCAGATGTTGTTGCGGTCCTGGAGCTTCTTGACCGTCGCCGTGATCACCGCCCAATGGGCGTCGCTGATGTCGCTGGGGTTACGCATCCGGGCGGCGGCAAAGCGTCCCTCGCGGGAGATCAGGCGCTGGCCCACCTGGGTCACCGGCTGCTCGGTGGAGATCAGGCCGCAGGGGGCCTCGCTGTTCAGAATGAGGTTCAGCAGGAACGCCGTTTTGCCCATGGCCGGACGCGCCGCGATCACCACCAGATCGGAGTCATGCAGCCCGCCCAGCAGGTGATCCACGTCGACCAAACCGGTGGGGATGGATGCGATGTCGCCGGCCTGCCTCGCCTCCAGGTCGTTCACCACGGCGCGGAGCATTTCGGTGGTGCTGTACTCGTGGCTCTGACCGACCATGCCCAGCTGCATGAGCGCGCTGGCCAGATTGTCGATAGCGGGCAAGCCCTCGGTGGCGATCCGCCCCTTGTACTCTTGGAGCAGGTTCTGGGCTTTCACTAGACGGGCCTTGTCTCGCAGGATTTTGGCGTACTCCGGCACCATGGTGGCGGAGGGCGTGTTGCGGGCCATGTCACTCAGGGTCACCAGCCAGTTGCGGCCGGTGATGGATTCCAGGTGCTGGCCCACGGTCACCAGGTCCACCGGCTGGTGCTTCGCCACGGACAGGATGGCGTCGAACATTTCCCGGTGGTTCGGGTTCAAGAAGTCGTCAGTGGTCAGGTCCAGGTGCGCCAGGGCTTCCGGGTTCACCAGCAGCCCGCCGATGATGCCCTGCTCCGCTTCCTGGATATGGTTTCTCAGCATGTCGGTCATCAGAAATCTCCGTAGGGATTGGGCGGGGCCGGCTTGAAGCCGCCCCCGGGTTTCTTTTCAGCCCTGTCGCGGAACGCTTCGAGCTTGTCGCCGTTGCGGAAGATCAATTCGAGGCTGTTGTGCATTGCCCCCTCAGGGTTGTCGCCCATGTGGAACGACGACGATGCACAGCCGTCAATCGCGGTAATCAGGTCTTCCATGGGATAGTCATTCAGGCGGGCGATAATTTTCTTCCGGCGTTCGTCGGTCAGTTTGGTTCGGTTGGGCTGCTTTCCCATCACGGTTACCCAGTGGTCGAAGACCTGACGAACCATTTCTTTCTGACGGTTCTCTGATGGTTCTACTGATGGGTCTATGGTGGGTTGGGTGACATGGGTGACACCCGTCTTTGCCCTGGGTGTCACCCCTCCCATGTCACCGGTGTCACCCGTCTCTACCTCTGGTGTCACCCGTGTCAATTTGTCACCCGTGTCATGGGCGTCACCCGTAGGGGTGTCACTGGCGTCACCGGTACGGGTGTCGTCAGCGTCACCCGTGGAAAGCTTTTCGACGGAAATCTTGTAGTGCCGAGTTGTTCCGGGTTTGCCTCCGTTGGGATTGGCCACCACGGACAGGTATCCATCATCCTGCAGTTGCTTTAAAACGCGCTTGCACTGTCGGTCGCTCAGGCTTGCCTTGACGGCCACCTGGGCCACGGACGGGTGACAGGACAAGCCGTCATCATTGGCGTAGTCGCACATGACGATCAGCACCAGCTTTTGGCTGGCAGGCAGCGGCGTCATAAATGCTTTCGACATCAGCCTTACGCTCACTCCAGACCCTCCCTGATGTGCTTGAACAGCGTCCGGCGGGTCCGCTCGCAGGGCTTGGATGCCATGCGCTTTGCCGCATCTCTGGCGAGCCGCTGTGCTCTCTGGTGCTTCGTTTCGTCTTTCGGTATAGTCATCTCGAGTCTCCACCAAAGCCCCGGTTCCGCCTGCCAGCGCCGGGGCTTTTCATGTGTGGGCGGTAGCCCGCGAGCCTCACCACTGCGCAGGTGACGCGATTCCCGGTATGCTGAACGAGCGACCAGACAGCACCGGAGAATTCAGTCATGCGTGAAATCGCTTTTAAGTGCCCTCAGTGCGGCCATAAGACCCTCAAGGCCACTCCCGACCCCGATAAGGAGACGCCCGTCGTCTGCGACCGTTGTGGCAAAAAGACGCCCTACGGGGATCTCGTGAAGGACGTCGAGAAACAGGCGGCCAAAGCTTTCGAGGACCGGTTTCGGGACATCTTCAAGAAGTAGCTGGGCCTCGCTGAGGTAGGCGCGGAGCGGCGCTGTGTCGACCTGAAGGGTTACGTTCATGCGTCACCCCCAAACAGGCGCTCCGCACGCTCAGCAATCTTTGCAAGCGCCTTGGTGGCGCCGATGTATTCCCGCTGGAGCTTCGCCCGTTCGTCCTCCGGCTCGAGCGGCTGCGGGCGGCTGTATCCGCATTCGTCAGCCATGAAGAACATGGCGGCGGACGAACCCTGCTCCCGGGCGCGGCGCATGATGAAAAGCATCTGTTCCAGGCCTAGCTTCTCGGCCTTGGCCGTATTGATGCAGTCGGAAAGCCAGCGGCCCGCAGCTTGCGGGTCCGCTTCCGGCTTGAGCATCGCGCCCACCACCTTCGGCCCGCCCAGCATCAGGATGTCGGTGCGAAGCGCCTCGAAGATGTCTTCGTGAAAGAGGGTTGCCTGCTCCATCCGTCTCTCTCCTACTCGTTCCCACGCTGTCGGAAGGCGTCGGAAACCTGAATTCAGTCAAATAAAAAGCGCCACACGGCTATGCAGCGCTTTCTTGGTCGGCCTTGAGCTCGCCCTGGGTGAGGACCTGGATTTGGTACTGCCGGCCCTCGGGGACGCCCTCTTCCGGCCATTCGCGGACGGACTGGTAGCGGATTCCAAGGGCGTCTGCGGTCTGCTGAACACCACCGAAGAATTCGATGACCTCTGACTTCTTCATGTCTGGCTCCTAAACGAATTACCGACTATTAAGGCATACCTTAATGATAACCGTCAAGCAGAATGAAGGCATGCCTTTAAGGTCTGCCTGTACTATTCCGGCCATGAATGAATATGCAGATCGGGTGCGGCAACTGCTGGTTGCCAGGGGCGTGACGGATCGCGAAATGAAAAGCGAGCTGGCGGACGCCTGCGGCATCAAATACCAGTCGGTAAAGGGCTGGTTTGACGGCACCAGCAAAAGCATCACTGCCGTGAACCTCGCCAAGATCGCTCGGCGATGGAACGCCAACCTGGACTGGCTGATTACCGGTCAGGGGCAGATGCTTGGTGCCGCCCACCATATTGCCGAGCCCCAGGCGCCCTATGGCGACGACGTAAGCCCTGGCCCTTCTGTATCTGGCCAAATACCCATTATCAGCTACGTCCAGGCCGGCGAGTTCTGCGAAGCGGAAGATCCGTTCGAGCCGGGCATGGCTGACGAATGGTTGCCGTTCCGGCCGCCCGGCGCCGGCCCGCGCACCTATGCTCTGCGCGTCGATGGCGAAAGCAACTCACCACGAATCCGTAATGGCGAAATCGTCATTGTCGACCCTGACCGGACGCCGGATAGCGGCAAGTTCGTGGTGGCCAAGCGCCACAGCGACGCGAAGGTCACGCTGAAGCAGATCCAGTACAACGAAGGGGAGCCGTTCTTGAAGCCCGGCAACCCGGACTGGCCGGAGCCAATCATCAAGATAGACGGCGACTGGAGCGTCTGCGGCGTGGTGGTCGGCAAGTACGACCCGATGTAGCGCCAGCCCAGACTGATCCGAGCCCGCCTTGCGCGGGCTTTTTTGTGCCCATCCGTGACCGACCAGTCACAAATAATTGAGGAATGCCTTACTTTTTATTAAGGAATGCCTTTACACGCTTTTTAAGGTATGCCTTAATGATCCCATCAACACGGACAACCCGCAGGGGAGCGAGATATGAACACAGCACTTTTGATTTACCTCTACATCGTCGCCGGCAACTTCGCATCGGCATTTGCGGCCGCAGCTTTCATCTTGGCTATTGGCTACTTCGTGCCGCTATCCGTGATGGGACTCTTTAGCAGCTTCGGCTCTGACACTCACTGGAGTGGCGACGAGTTGAGCCCAGAAAGCAAAGGCTTCATCGCGATGCGTCGGCACTTCAAGTCCGTCGTTATCGCCCTGGCGTTTCTTGGCTCCGTACCTGCCCTCTACCCCGACAAGGACGACGTGGCCTGGATTCTTGGTGGCGCTGCCGCTGTGCATGTTGCTCAGACAGAAGAGGCCAAAAAGCTGCCCGACAACCTGCTTAGGGCTGCCAACACCTTCTTGGAAGGTATCTCCGAAACCGAATCCGAACAGTAATCCGGCTTTTACGGGAGCGAACCATGAACGCACATCAAGCCGCGAGCGATTGGGACTACCAAGATGCACTGCATCCGAAGCTGGCCGCCTACGAGGCGTGGTGCGAGGCGTATCTGGTGGAGGCGCTGAAGTCCGACGAGCTCGAAACCGCGTTCAGCGCGCAGGAGCATCTGGAACCCGAGTTCGATGCGCTGGTGCTGTTCCTGGCGTTCGGCGCCGCCGAGTTCCGGCCGCTGTGCCTGAGCGAGTTCCGCCGCCAGACGTTTGGCATGAGCCGCGACCAGCTGCTGGAAGCGCTGGCCGACGGCGAGATTGACCCGGTGGAGATTGTGCGCCTCGCGGTGTTCGCGCCGGACGACGCTCGCCGGACCTGGGCGCCGCATGTTCGGCAGGCCATGGACACCTTCCACGATGCCGTGATGAAGGCCGCGCCGACATGGGGCTGGGTGGAGAACATTTTTGAGCGGAGGAACGAGCCATGAACAGCGATCAACTGCACAGCCTGACGGTGCTGGCCCACCAGGGATACCGGGCCGCGATTTCCTCGAACCACGATCTGGCCATGTTCTACCAGTGCCGCCTGGATGGCTGGTGGGAGTGCGCCCTCAGCGCAGGCGACATGGATCTCGCCTGCGCAGCGTACCGGGCCGAATCCTGGGTTCGGGCGGCCAGAAGCCTGGTTGATGGTCAGCCATACGCGGTAACCGTCAACGGTGCCAACCTGATGTGGAGGGGCAGTCATGAGCGAGATTGATTGGAGCAAGGCGCCGGAGGGTGCGACGTACTGCGCACCGGAAGGCCTGAGTCGCGAGCCTCAGGTTTGCTGGTATCGCCGACATGAGGGCCGGTGGGAGTATTTTTCCCCCAATAGACGCGAATGGAGGCTGTCAGCCAACGGGCCGGAGTTTCATGACCGCCTTATACCCCGCCCCACCCAATGGCGCGGCCCCGAGGATGGCCTGCCGCCGGTCGGGACGGTGTGTGAGGCCGACGCTGACACGCGCCCCGGAGGTTATGAGCCCTGCTTGGTTGTGTGGCATGACCCGGCTCCCGATGATGATTGTCACCCTGTCTTGGCGTTGTTCAAGTCGCGACACGCAACCAAGTTTGATGAGCCCGAGTGGTGTAGTGATTTCCGCCCCCTCAAATCCGACAAGGATCGGGCTATCGATGCGGCTGTGGCGGCAACCATCCTGAAAGATGGCCCGCGCCTCCGATTCGCCCTGTCTGACATCTACGACGCCGGCCTTCTCCGTCTGCCGGAGGAACAGTCATGAGCGAGATTCTAGGACACGACGTAAACGGGCGCCCGCTGCGGGCGGGTGATCGGTTCGAGCGCCTGACGCCCAATGCCCGAAACCATTTTGGCTTGTTCGGTTGGGTGGTCGGCCCACCAGTCACCGGCGGAGATTTTCAGACTGATTCCGGGTGGGGCCTGTTTTGCCATCAGGTCCGCCGCCTCGACGACCGCACCGACCACCAGCCCAGCGAATACACATTCGATTCACTGATGGGCAGCTTGAAAAGCGGGGTGCCGGCATGAGCCATTTCCTCGCAGCAACCGTAGCGGCCGCTGGCCTGATCCTCCTGCTCGGGCAGATCGGTAATGACGACTACCGCACTGCCCTGGCTGAAGAGCGTGAGGCTTGCGCCATGGTCGCGGCGGGTCACTGGCCGCCAGAGACAGCAGAGGGCTACGACTGCCCGAAACGAGTAGCAAGGAGCGAGTTATGAGTGAGTTCAAGGGAACCAAGGGGCCGTGGCGCGCCGAGAAGGTTCATGGATGGAGTGGTGATCTCTGCATTACTGCTCCCGGCGAATCTACACCGATTCTCAAGGCCATCAAGCCCAAGCGCTATTTCACTGATTATCCGACCCGGATCGATGAAGACGGCGAAGAGTGGACGGTTTGCAGTACTAGTGCTGCTAAGCAGGCAGGCAACTACGTGGCGACGCGAGAAATAGAAGAAGAGCTGGACGCTGTGGAGGCAGCAAATATGCACCTGGTGGCCGCCGCACCGGATCTTCTGGAGGCGCTGGTCATGGTCCGTGACGCCGACGACGACAGCGGTAAAGACGGATTGCCGAGAATTCCGGGGGCGGCGCGCAGCAAGATTGATCGCGCCATCGCCAAAGCACTGAACACCAATACGACAGAGCGCTGATCTGTTGTTTTGCGGGGTCCGCCCCGCCTTTTGTTCGATAGGAGGGCCCATGAATCGCGATGACGATTGGCGCCAACAGCAAGACCACGAACAGGAAGAATGGGAGCAGGAACATGGCACTACGAATCACTAAGGGCAGCGACCCGATCCAGGTTGAGCAGCTGACCGTCTGCGTCTACGCGCCCCCGGGTGTCGGCAAGACCTCGCTGGGCTTCTCCGCTGAGGCGCCGCTGCTGCTGGACTTCGACTCCGGCGCCTACCGGGCCGTAAACCGCCAGGACGCCGTACAGGTGTCCAGCTGGGAAGACGTGGCCGGCATCCATGCGGACGACCTGGCGCCCTACAAGACCGTGGTGGTAGACACCGCGGGCCGCGCCCTGGACGCCCTGGCCGCCGACATCATCCGGCGTAACCCGAAGATGGGCCGGGGCGGCGCTCTGACCCTGCAGGGCTTCGGGCAGCTCAAGAGCGAGTTTGTCGCCTGGACAAAGCTGCTGCGGTCCTTCGGCAAGGACGTGGTGCTGCTGGCTCACTCCGACGAGCAGCGCAGCGGTGACGAAATCGTGGAGCGCCTGGATGTTCAGGGCGGCTCCAAGAACGAAATCTACAAGTGCGCCGATGCGATGGGCCGCCTGAAGATCGTGGCTGGCGCCCGGGAGCTGAACTTCAACCCGACCGATACCGCCTTCGGCAAGAATCCGGCGCAGATGGGCGCCCTCAAGGTGCCTGACGCCAGCCAGAACGCGCACTTCCTGGCCGACGTGATCGCCGACATCAAAGAGAAGCTGAACCGGATGACCGAGGAGCAGCAGGAGATCCTCGACCTGATGGCGAAGTGGAACGATGCCGTGGCCGAAGCGGGCGACGCCGAAACCTTCACCGCCCTGGTGGCTGATGCTCAGGAAGAAGACGAGCGCGTGCGCGACCGGGTGAAGGGGCTGATCTGGAAGACCGCTCAGGCCAAGGGCTTCACGTTCGACAAGGCGGCAGGCGAGTTCAAGGAGGCGGCATGAGGGTTTCTGTCACCGACCTGGACCAGCTGCGCTACTACCAGAACAGCGACATGGAGCTGGGCGACCTGCTGGCGCGACTGCGCCGGGAGGCGCCGCCCACCCGGGCCATGGCGGCCGGCACCGCCTTTCACGACCTGCTGGAGCATAGCGCAGAGGTGGAGCTGGTCGACGTGGAGCACCAGGGCTTCCGCTTCGTGTTCGACCTGGACGCCGAGATCGCCATTCCGACGATGCGCGAAATCAAGGTGGAGAAGGTGTACCGGGTGGGCAGCACCGACGTGACCCTGGTGGGCATGGTGGACGCCATCGAGGGCGGCGCGGGCTACGACCACAAGCTCACCGCCCGCTTCGATGCGGAGCGCTACGCGAACGCGATTCAGTGGCGCGCCTACTGCGCCATCTTCGGCTGCCAGCGTTTCACCTACAACGTGTTCGTGGCGAAAGACGAAGGCGACCGAATTCTGGTGCGCAGCTTTGAGCCGCTGACGTTCTGGGCCTATCCGGGCCTGCGGCGGGATCTGATGACCAGCCTGCGGGAATTCGTGGAATTCGCCCACAAACACCTGCCCGAGCGATTCGAGCAAGCAGCTTAATCCGGCGCTCACCGGGGAGTGGCGGGCCTTACCCGCCCCCTTCGGGGGAACTGACAACGGAGAGAGATCGAGTCTATGCCGAATCATAAAGCTATCGCACGGCTACTCCTGCGCCGCCATGTAAATGATGAAACCGGATGCTGGGAGTGGCAGGGCTGCATTCAAGGCAACGGATATGGGCGCATAAGATTTAATGGACGGACCCAATACGTGCATCGACTTTCTTTTGAGGCCCACAAGGCGCCAATTCCGGACGGGCTTGATGTTTGCCACACCTGCGATAACCGGCGCTGCTTCAACCCCGACCACCTTTTCGCCGGAACCCGCACGGACAACATGCGAGACGCGGTACGGAAGGGCAGGCAAGCGCGAGGCGAGACGATTTCCAGGCTGCACAGAGGTGAGCTGTCCAACTTCTCGAAGCTTAAGAGACCTCAGGTAGTCGCCATCCGCGCCCTAAGGAGTAAAGGGGCCACCACTAATGAGCTCGCGACCCTGGCAAACGTGAGCGCGGACAACATACGCCGCATTTTGCGGAACGATACCTGGAAGGAGGCATAAATAATGGCTCGAGGCGTTAATAAGGCAATTCTCATTGGCAATCTTTGCTCTGATCCAGAGTGCAGATTTATGCCCTCGGGAGGAGCCGTGACCAATTTCAGAATGGCGACCAGCGAACACTGGAAGGATCGGCAGACCGGCCAATCCAAAGAGAGGACAGAGTTCCACCGCTGCGTGGCCTTCAACAAGCTCGGTGAGATCTGCGGCGAGTACCTGAAGCGCGGTTCGAAGGTGTACGTGGAGGGCTCGCTGCGCACCCGGAAGTGGCAGGGCCAGGATGGACAGGACCGCTTCACCACCGAGGTCGTGCTGAGCGAAATGCAGATGCTCGACGGGCGTGGTGGCCAGAGCCAGGAACCGGCCAACACCGGCCAGCAGTCCGCGCCGCCCGTGGATGATTTCGACGACTCGCTGCCGTTTTGAGGAGCCGCCCATGATCCGCTACGCACTGCTACTGCTCCCCTGCTGCGCCCTGGCTGACCCGACGCTCTACGTTCAGGGCGGGATGGGCTACCAGATCGGCATGGAAGAGAAGGCCATCATCCGGGGCCAGGAGTACCGCGCCGAGATTTACACCGCCCTGCCCGACTGGGTGGCCGACGTTCAGATCGGCGTGGAGTGCCGCAATTTCTACCTGCAGGGCCAGCACGTCAGCAGTGTGGAGACGGGCCAGGACCATGGGTTCAACGTCATCAGCGCCGGTTACCGGTGGGAATTTGAGTTTTAGGAGATCGCAATGACTGAGCAGCAGAGATTCGTGAAGAAGCCGGTGGAAATCAGCGCCACCCAGTGGTTCCGGAACGGTGACCACCCGCTGGATCACCACCCCATGGACACCAAAAACCCCACCGATGAGGATCGGAAGCGCTATGACGACTATCTGGCGACCGAGGGCAAAGTAGTCCGCTACTACCGGCATCCGGAAGTGTCCGGAAAGGCGACCTGCCAGAAGTGCGGCAACGTGATGCACCGCCACGGTTGGATCGACACCCTGGAAGGTGGGCACATCGTCTGCCCCGGCGACTGGATCATTACCGGCGTCCAGGGCGAGCACTACCCCTGCAAGCCGGACATCTTCGAGGCGACCTATCAGCCCGCCGGTGACCAGCATCCTGACGACGCCGCTGTGGACCGGTTCGCCACCGCGATGAAGGCCAAGCTGGCGAAGAAGCGGGCCGATGGCCGGGGCGGTTGGCAAACCGCATCCGAGGCCCACCTGTCCGCCCTGCTGCATGAGCACGTCGCCAAGGGCGATCCGGTGGACGTGGCCAACTTGGCGATGATGCTGCACCAGATCGGGCAGCGAGTTGCCGCCCTCTCCCATGCCGAGGGGGAGGCAGTAGGAGAAATCACGATTGACAAGCATGGTGATGCGCATTTCAGGGCCAGCCTAGGCTACCTAGACCTGGATCAAGGCACGTACGAACTCTACACCCACCCCGCGCCCCAGGTGGCAGAGGAGCATATTCCCGTCCCACGAGCGCTGGTTGAGCGTTGGGCTAATGTGGATGCGTTTCAGGCTCCGAAAGGCGCAGCAATGGAGCTGAAAACTATAGCCCAACAAATGCTTGTTAATTTTGATGCAAAGGCCCCGAAAACCGCGCCCCAGGTGGCGGTGCCGGAGCAGCGGGGGGAGGCGGTGGCTACCGTCAGAGATGAACGAGCCACTGTTGATCGTCTGAGCGTCGATGATTTGCGGCGCATTTGTATGCTGCCTGCGGGCACCAAGCTCTACACCCACTCCGCGCCCGCCGGGGAGCAACCTGTAAGCGATCCTGATGGGTTGGGTGCTGAGCGCGCCCGGCGCCTGGAGACGGCGACCGTGGCAAAGCTGCTGCTCAACGCCTGGGCGGAATCCGAGCCAGATCACCCGGTCACAAAGCACCCGGCCTCCTACGCCGAGACCTTCACGGATATGGCCAAGGCCATGATGCCGCTGATGGCCGCCCCGGACGAGCGGGAGATAGCGGCGCGGGCGATTGAGCGAGCTGTCGGCGATTATTTCAAGGCGGAAGATGGACCACACAATTTGCACGACTACCTGCTGTGGAGAGTCAATCGTCTCCGCGCCGGGAAGGAGGGTGAGTAATGATCATATTGGCCCCTGAAATTCTCGACCCGGAGGATATACCTCTTTGCCCACTTTGCGACCAGCCAATCTTGGATTGGCAGGAGGTAGAGGTCGCGGTGGCCGGCGGGTTGAAATGTTTGGCTCACGAGGACTGCATCGAAGAACTGGAGGAGCACCCCAATGAATGAGCGCAAACCGATCCGCCGCAATGGCGACGACATGGACCTGCCCCAGGGCAAAACCTGTGCCGACTGCGCACACTGCCGCCGCTGCTGCGCCATGTTCGGACACATCCCCGGGGACGAGGCTTGCGGTTGGAGCCCGTCGCGGTTCGTGCTCGCCGCACCGCCGGAGGTGGCTCATGACCTCTGAGCGCACAGACCGCGAGCTGCTGGAGCTGAACGACGGCCAGCGCCTCGATTTCATTGTAGCTCGACCGCACCTGAGAATTGCGGGCAGCAACGACCGTGGCTGGTCAGTAATGGATTGCTCCAACGGCCTTACCTTCGTGGTCCGAAACCAGCCCACATTTCGGGCCGCTATCGACGCTGCCGCCATGGCAGAGGGAGGGGAGCAATGAAGCCGCGCATTCACAAGAAGCTGAGCAAACGGGTCTACGAGATCGCCGGCGACCGGTTCGGCAAACCGTTCCACGACGAGGAGCCCATCGGAAGCCTCGCCTATGAGTTCAAAGGTTTCCCCAAATCCGAGGTCACCGCCAAGGTTTTTAGGAATCACTGCAACGCGGTGGCAGACATACGGCGCTGCCTACTGGTTGGGGGAGGCCCCGACTGCTTTGGGGAGTGTGACGATCCTGAAACGCTTTACCAGGCCGCCAAGCGGGCGGTCCTTTTTGAGTTCGGCGAGATACCAGAGCACCCCGGTCCCGACGATGACAGGTTCATTGGATGGCCTGAATGGCCGCGCCGCCTCACAGGTAAAGAGGTCATCCGGCTGCTCAAGATCATGGCGGAGCCCCACCAGGGGCGTGGGGGTGGCGAGTGCGACTGACGAAAGCCGAGCGCCAGCAGGTGCACGACAAATTCGGCGGCCTCTGCGCCTATTGCGGCGGGGAGCGGCCAGTTCGCCATCTGCGCGAAATGCGGCCTGCTGCCCACGCCAGAAGGGCATGACGGCTGCCTGGGCACCCTGCCCGAGGACGTCGTCATGAACGCCTGCTGCGGACACGGCAAGCGGCGAGCGGCGTACATCCAGTATTGGGACGGGACCGTGATTGAGGGTCCCGCAGCGATCGAGGAACAACGGAGGCTGAAATGCTCCAGCGAGAACTGATCAACATCGCCGAGTTCCAGCGGCGGGTCTGGGGCGAGAACGGCACCCCGCTCACGGCCCAGGCGATCCGCAACCAGCTCAAACGCGGCGACCTGCCCGGGCAACAGGTGGGTAAGCTCTGGTTTGTGGACTGGACTGCCTACCAGCGCCAGACTGGCGACGAACTGGTCGATGCCGTACTGAGGGCGAGCTGATGGCGCCAAGGCCCAGGAAGAAGCGAAACAGCGGATTGCCGCCGAATCTCTATGCGAACGGCCGGGCATTCAAGTACCGCCGGCCGGATACAGGGACATGGCACGGCATGGGCGTAGATCGCGCCAAGGCCGTCGCCGCGGCGAACCAGCTTAACGGCCTGCTTATGGCCGGCGGCGACCTGGTGGCGGACGTGATGGGCGATTCCGTGAGCCTCAACGGGTTTCTGGACTACTACGAGGCCCAGGTGCTGCCGCCCCGGGAGCTGGCCCAGGCCACGCTGGATTTGTACGCCGTGCGGTTCCGGCAGATCCGGGCGGCGCTGGGCGAGCGTGACATCGGGCAGATCACCATCGGCATGGTCTCGGCGTTCCTCGACAGCCTGACGCCGCGGGCGTCGAATCAGGCCCGTGCCATCCTGGCGGATCTGCTCAACCATGCGGCCGCAAAAGGTCTGGTGGCGGACAACCCCGCCGAGGCGACGATACCCAGGCCCGAGAAGAAGGCGCGGCGTCGGCATACCGTGGCCGGCGTCCAGGCGATCTATGCCGTGGCGGATCCCTGGATGCGGAATGCCATCGATCTGGCCCTGCTCACCGCCCAGCGCCGCGAGGACATTCTGGCGATGCGCTTCGATGACATCCGCGACGGTGCGCTGCATGTGGCCCAGCACAAGACGCGGCGCGCCAGTGATGCCGGCTGGATTCGGTTACCGATGACCCCGCAGCTGAAAGCCCTGGTGGCCCGCTGCCGGGATGACGTGCCCTCCCCGTTCCTGGTTCACCGCAAGCCGGAGCGCCGGGTAGCGAGCGGCCGCCATTGGACCCAGGTCGATACCCGCTATCTCACCCGGGCATTTAAAGCAGCCAGGGACGCCGCCAATCCCTACCCAGACTGGTCACCGGCCCAACAGCCGGGTTTCCATGAGCTGCGCGCCCTGAGCCTGCACCTGTACAAGAAAGCCGGGAAAGATGGGCAGAAACTGGCCGGGCACAGCACGCGGAAGATGACGAAGAACTACGAAGCGGATCACGAAGAAGTGGTGTGGACCGAGGCCGTTGCCGACCTGGATTTGAGCCAGATCACCGGCTGA